GATATAAGCAATGCACCCAGGGTAGATTGAATTTCTAAAGAGGTAGAAACCTTGCCGCCTAGAGGGCTATCGGTCAAATAAGGAATAGAATCATTAGAGCCGATTGGCGCATAGTAAGTGTCACCAATAAGTACTGAGGTGGTGAATGTTGGATAAGCAGTTTGATTAATCATTAATCCCCCCAGTGGTAATCGCAGGCTTCAGCCAAAGCGACTTCATTTAAGTTTTGAGGCACATAGGGGATATCCCCTTTGGGAGGACGAGGGTATTGAATAGGAACAGGATCTGGCGGCAATATCGGGGTACGCAATTGCTCGTTAGGCTCATCAAGATAAGACTTTCCTACCCAGAATCCAGTCCATACCAATGCATTCCCTCTCCATTCGTATTGCTTCCACAAATCCCTTCGGTTATGGATAAATCCTGTCTTGTCGCAAATACCAACAGCATCTGGATTTCTAACATCAATGGTGACGTGCTTGCCTTTAGGGGAATAACTCATCGAGCCCTCCCCCAGCCACTCATGTAATCGCCATAAATGCGCATAGGGACACGTTCTTTATCAGAGCGCATTGCGGCTTGTAATTCTTCCGTATAGCCCTGTAACATCTTTTCAGAAGTCCCAGGGACTACTTGTTTTGTATACTTCAGAGAAATCCTGTGGGCGATTCCAAATATCAAAGCTTCCATAAAGCGATTAGCAATGGCTGGCGAATTCAGAAGAGAGCCTAAGTCCTCAATGGTTGAGGTGCGATTAAGCAGCAGGGATTCGTTATTAACCGGTATGGGTGCCGGCCAGATAGAAATCGTTGGATTGATTTGTCTATTCACATAAAAACTAGAAGGTGGCCCCACCTGCTCCTTTAATGGCTGCTGAGTATATTCAGCACGTGAGAAAGGACTCATGGTCCTGTCATTCACCAGATTATTAAAATAGAGCTCATTGATATTGAGGGTTGCACCCCCTGTTTCCCTGACTCTGAAAGCAATGCCCGGGATAATGGTGGGGACATCAAACCAATAATTTTGTCCTGCCAGATAGGATTGAGTCGGGATAGTAAGAACCGGATACCAAGAGATGCCATCTGGAGATGCTTCGCAAACCAAATCATAGACTTCATCGGTAAAGCTTGTGACGCCTACAAGGCTTATAGAAAAAGGGTTAGCCCATTGATAAGAAATATTTCCATTAGGGGCTACTTGCGTACAGGCCGTTAGCGGATCTCCATCAAATGCATTGTTGGCAATACCGCCATTACTACTGGCCGCAATCCCATTTAGATTTCTAATAGAAGTCCTAAGCATTACCTCTAATACTTCAATGGTATTAGGAGCTAAAGGATAAGTCACTTGCCCTATCACTAAGGGAATAATCTCTGTTCTTACAGTGAATAGATTTAAGCCACGATTGGCCCAGGTGGTTAATAGAAAGTTGGCACTTCGGATGGCCTCATAAATGGGCTCACCTTCCAATTCATTAGGTAATACACCTATGCGCGCAAAGGCTTCTTCGATTACATCCCGATTTTGTGGCGTGAAATAGCTAAATTGATTTGAAGTTGCCACATATGCTCCTTAGCCTTTCTTCTTCCTAAAGCCCTTAAGGGTTTCGGCTAATACCGCCTCTTTACGTAAAGTAGGATTCTTGGAATGTTCAGCCTTCTTCAATTTAGATTCAGGGATATTCTTTTTCTCAGGAACGCCTAGCTTTCTATGTAGGGCACCCTTATTCTTTGTGGCACCCGCAATCCACTTTTCCATTAGTTCAATCCTTGCTGGATAAGAGTGGCAATCAATCCACCGCCTAAGTTAGAAGCGGTGACTCGGATATAAACATAACGCGTAGGCTGAATGACGTTGGCCATTTGCGAAGTGGTTGCGGCCGTCATTGCCACAACAGGTGTGAATGAAGCAGCATAGATATTCGGAACTTCATTGAATGAATAACAAAGGCTATAAGTAATGACCCCCGTGACAATGACTTGAGCGCCTAGATTTGAATTCGTTGCAAAATGATTGTATTGATAGGCCCCTATAACACCAGTAAGCGCTAGACCTACCGAAACAGCCGCTACGGGAGCGCTGACAGTAATCGATGTAATTCGGCTGTACTGATTAACGCTGGTTACTGTATTGGCATTAGGACCTGCTAAGACTTCGCTTAAAGGCTGACTATATAAATCAAAGCCCGTAATCGTAAAGTTAGCTGCACTTAAGTTATTGGCAGAAGTCAGCGTTACTTGACGAACATTCCCTGAAAATGACCCATCCACCTGAATATCTGGACCATTCAATAATAAGGGTCCTGCCGCACCAACGTCCTGCAATAGGGCCAAGTTATTGACCGCTGCGGGCACCCAATTAAATACGACAGGTCTCATTTTGATTTCTCCTATTAAGCCTCAACCGCTTCCACGACTTCAGCTGCTAGTTCAACCGCTGGAACCAATACACCTTTCATGCTTTCAAAGGCCTGCAATGCGCCGCTTAATGTTTGTAAGCGTTGCTTAATGGCTTCTCTGTCTGCTGATAGATTCTGTAAGGCCCCTTCAATTTTTGTTAAATACGTACTCTTTTCCTGAAACTCTTTAGTTAAAGCTTCCTGGTTATTAGTTACGTGACTTGTTACTTGCTCAATTGTCGCTGTCATGGTCTTTCCTTCCAATTAATGTCGTTGACCTACAGTATACATAATTGATATAGGTCGGTCCATATTAGAGGCTCAGCTCTTGAATGCTGGATATGGTATTGGTGCCCCCGGCGCTGATACTCGATATCCATTGGTAGTAATAACCAGCGGGAATCAGGGCGCTAAAGGGTACGGCAGAGCCCACAGAAACCAAGGGCAGAACAAAGGTCTGAATAGTGGTCCAGGTAGAATTATCTGGGCTCGTTTGTAAAGTGATAGAGGCTGTCGCTGCGATGACATTGACTATAGTTCCAGTGAAATTAATAAATGTGTCATTAGTCGTGCTTGGGCGTCTTCCTGTGCTCGCGGCCAGAGTGTGCGCTGAAAACGCTCGCCCGAAATTAATCTTTGCATTAATCATTGAGCTGTCACCAAGAATAACCGTGGTTCCGCTGCTCGTATTTGTAACGTTGGCTCTCATGGGGAGAGAGCCGCCATTGATGGTAGTGGTTGCGCTCGCGCCGGAAGTGGCTAAAGTTGTGGTATTACTGAATCCAACACCTTCAATCTCCATAGTGCATGCAACATTTGAGGTCCAAGTGTTTGAATAATTACCATCATTAGCGCCACCCACTATTTCAAAATCTGTGGCAATAGAAGGAGAAGCCGATGAATTATTTTGATATGTTCCCCCTGAATTATAGCAATTTACAGCCTGAACAATACAACCTGTATTGCTTACGCCAGAGAAAAAATAACAACTATCAAAAACCACTTGATTTGATTCAAATTGACTTAATCCGGTGATTAATGGTGCATTGCTTATTCTGACTTCAAACAGATATAGCTTTCCTTGTAAATTATTTGTCTGCGCCGTAAAGTCAAAAGTGATATTTCCCCTCAATTCAATATTTGCAAATCCTGAACGATTATCTGCGTTGACATTCCAGGAAGAATTATTGATATCAATGTTTCCAGTAAGTCTTGTTTCAACTGGCGCGGCTCCGGCTATAAATACGTTGGCTTTTAACGATATGTTTTCTGAATAAAATCCAGCGTCAACCCAAATCGTATATCGGGTTGTCGTGGTTGGAGAAATGTTGTTTTGAGCATGGGTAATAGTCGCCCATGGATTATTGGCGCTGCCGTCCCCAGTGCTATCCGAGCCTTGCAAGCTTACATATACTTGTTGTGTAGAGATTGCAGTCAGCAAAGGTGCAAACGATAAGCTTCCTGAACCATCGGTGATCATTACATTATTTGTGCTTCCATCAGCATTTGGAAACTTAAGCTGCGCACTTCCTAAAAGTAAATGTCCAGTGCCTTGCCCATACAATCTGAAATCTATATTGGTGTCGGTTCCAGATGGGAACATTCTAATGGGGGCGCCGGTGGCGCTTGGTTGAGCCAATATAGTATTAACAACCGTACCGCCTGGATTTAGAATATTAAATAAATCGCCATTACCGGCACTGAAATTATAGCCGCCTACACCTTGGGTAAGGAATCCCATCCCAACATCCGTATCAGAGCCGCCAACTTGTAATAAAGGAAGATTACCTGTGGTTGCGGCAGACATTGCAAAATTATTAACTGCCCCAGCCTGATTATTTAAGGCCAGCATAGTGGTTGTTCCAGACGTAAAATCATAACTGCCAGCGCCCGGAGTCATGAAGGTCATAGAAACATCGGTATCAGAGCCGACAGAATTAAATATTGGACTATTACCTGTTGGTGAACCATTAACCGTTATATAGTTAACTGTTGGCGCAGCACCGGGAACCACTGCAAATTCTATTCCTTGAATAGAAGTGAAATTGGTTGAGCTTGGGTCTGACCAGTCAATCTTTAAAGTCGTACCGTCATTGGCGTATGCCTGCCTTGCATTCCAATCTAAAGATAAGGCATTAGCATTATCAATCAACCTTCTTAAATTCCAAGCTAAACTATTAACAAAATTAGAATCTGTTAAAAACCGAGTATTCCACATTATGCTTGGAATGGGGGTAGATTGAGCATCATAAAGTATGTAATTATTGTAATCTAAAGATATTCGACCTAAGCTATTATAGAATAGTCTGTTTCCCCAGTTGGCCGATAAAATAAGAGAGCTGTCCGTTAATGTTCTATTGTTATTGCCCGTGCCACCATTGATAACAGGAACAATGCCGGTGATTGCGCTAGCGGGTAAATTCGTGAACGTATTTAATAAGCCATCCATAGACTTATTTGTTAAGGTATCTGTAGTCGCAGCACCAATCCCACCTAGATTAGATAGGGCCAATGGCTTGTTAGGCACATCTGATAGATTATTAGCAATATCTAGCTGAATATTTCCAATGGCATTTTCTATAGTCATATCAGCTCCTAAACAACATCAAAATTGCCAACGCTGGCTTCTACGAAAAAATTAGTATTGGCTGTTCGGCAAACAATAGTGATGACGCAACCTAAATTCTGAGAATCTATATGACCGCCAGCACCGACAGTGGTAAATGAATCATCATATTGAATTTGTTGTCCTGCACCTTGAGTGATGCGAAAATCACCAGCGCCCGTTCTTGCCACTTTAATAATGGCGTCTTTAGGGCATAGAACAGGTAATGTCATGGCAGTTAAACCACCAGCCGTTACCCAATATCCATTGTCTGGAAGCATTGGGGTAGGACCTACTACTTCATTCCAAGTAAAGAATTGAACTGCGGGGCCTGTGGCTATTTCCAACCAAACACCACCTTCAAATAACATTAAAATGGCTAAGTCGGTGTCATAAACTATTGCGCCATCTACGAGTGGGGTAATGGCTAATCTATCCGCAGTATCCATTCTGGGCGGCATAAAAACGCCTTCTGAAGAACGTATCTCTAATGCGGCTGCAATAGGGGTAGTGACGCCACCGACAAGGACTGTGGTAAGTTGAGGGGGGACATCGGCACTTCCACCAAAAGTGGCTGTAGTTGTATCACCGATGATAACTGCCCCATTGAAAGGAGTGGGATAAGTGAGATTTAAGGACACTTTATCCTCCAATTAGGCTGGTTCAAATATCTCGTATGCAATAACACCGGTATCAGCATTGTTGCTAGAAAGAATCGTAAAGCTAGTACCTGCAACCCGAGCGCTTACCCTTAATGAGCCAGCCGTATTAGCGTCCTGAGCCGTTAAGAATATTCGAGAGACCGCTGTAATTGAGGTGTTTGCAACAACTACCGTACCCGCTACCAATGTCGCAACGCCTTGTTTGCTATTAGCAGCTTCCGTTACTCTTAAGCCACCAGCCGCTGCAAAATAGTTGCTAGTCATAACGCCGCCGGTCCCATTTCCGTTGATAATGAGATTCTGGTTTGCGTCCCCTTGAATGGTTAATTGAACAGCGTTGCCTGTTATGGAAGGCTTAAGGAAGAAGCTATTGACTATAGCGCCGCCTGCATTATCAATATTTAAAAGAAGGCCATTGCCACCACTAAAAGTATATCCGCCTGTTCCATTGGTTGTGAAAGCAAGATTTGCATTAACACCCCCAGCAGTGATACCGGTCATGCCACTTAATACGCCAGCGGCATAAAGAAGATTAGTATTCTGTAAAGAAGTTCCAACTAGGTTATTCCAAGTGGCCACCGCGTTCTGAGTAGTAACTCCTGGACCTATGATTTCACCGGCTGCAACACCCGGAGCTACCCAAGCATTGTTGACACGTAAACTGAAATTAGCGCCATCGGTTAAGTAAACTATAGTTCCATCAGGCACAGTGCCCGCAGGCATCGCTGCTTGCTGAGCCGTTGTCATGCGAGGCACAACAAAGCCGCCTAAGGTAGAGCGAAATTCAACCAATGCAGTAATGGGGGTTTTTGCTGGAGCACCAACAATGCCAGCCTCTACGCAGTTAGAAAGTTTAGGCACACCATCTGGCGAACCGCTTACCGTCTTAAAAACATCCCCTATAACTAGGGAACCGTTAAATGCTGCGCACGAAGTCGTATTAAGAGAAGCCATTGCTTATACTCCAGTAATCTTTAAAAAATGAACCCTGCTCGATTAAGGAGCGCCACTCGATGCGTACATTGCACGGAAGTTAGACACACCGAACGAATATCTTTCCAATGCGGAAGTCTTCAAGTTCTTGTTATCAAAGTCCGTGTAAACATCAGTTTCAATCGCTTCACGTTCCCAGTACTTCATGCCGTTTGGAGCATCAGTCAAGATGTACCAAGAAGCAGGATTGGTTAAGAAGTGATTAACGACATACCCTTTAGGCATATAGTCGCCAAAGTAGATAGCGTTGATGTCGTTATTCGGAGTTCCCGTGCGAAATTGTGAATTCAACAAGCGGCTCGCGGTAAATTGAAGCTCGATAGGAACAATCAATTTTTGCGCTACAACCTTGGTTAATAGACCTGCAACGTCCCGTGCTTTACCAATCAAATTAATCATTGATTCAAGGGAAGCTTCGTTTAAATCCGCTTGTACAGCGAAAGTATTCGCAACAACACCGTTATCGATTGGGTGATTGATAGAGAAGAAGGGTTGACCGTCACCGATTGGGGTAACGAAACCGTTATTCAATACTTGTGCACCTAAGATTTCCTTTAATTGCATCATGGAGCGTTTCAAGCTCTGAGCCATCATGGGGAATTCTGTTTCATACAAGTTATCGACAATTGCTTGACGAGTAATGATTGTTTGCAATCCAGCATATTTATGAACATAAACGTACTGGTTGTTTTGTCTCA